TGACCCTTAAGCTGTAATTCGGCTTGATCGCGTTGTGCGCGGCGCTGGGTTTCAGCCAGGCTTGTTTCCTTGAGCACTTGTGCTTCTGGCGGCAGTTGTGGCTGTGGCGTTAACTGCTTCATAGCCTCGAGCAATTGCTGCAGCTTAGGCACTACTTGCTGGAAGGCTGCTTGACTGTCTTGCATGACATGTTGCGATGCAATAGCAAACGTCTTATCAATCTCTGCGGTCAGCATCTTGTTCTCATAATCGCTCTCAGCCATCGGCTCACCACGAGCCTTGGCAAGGTAGCCATTCATGCGGCCTAGATACCAGAGCACCATGTGCTGCTTCATGTGCTCAAGCACTCGTGGCAGATAGAACGATGCCATGATGGGGTTTTGGCCAAAGGCTGGGTCAAGTGCAAAGTCTAAGTGGGCTTGCAGGTGTGCCAGTTGATCTTGATGCGGGTAGGCATAGGCATTTTGACCCAGTGCCATGGCCACATTCTCATCTGCCGCGGTTCTTTCCTCCGGTGCTGGTGTGCCCTTGAGCAATTCATTGATGCCAGGGATCTTTAGCTGCTTTAAGAGGCGCTCTTCCACGGCACGGCGATCATAAAGGTCTGGCGCCTTGTCCGATCGTGCCAGCACAGCCTGAATCTGCGCCATGCGCTGGGTTTCAGAAAAGATATTGGGGTCTGACACGGGCACCACATCACCCATGCGCTCAAAATCACCCGGCTGGACCTCTAAATCGACCACATCTTCACCGCGGCGCATGTCTTCGATGTACCAGCGATTCAAACGCTGCAAAATCCTCAGTACACGGCCTTGGGACTTGTGTAATCGGGCGTGAATAGCTGAGAAAACAGCAGCGCCCTGCTCAATCAATGCTTGTGTCGTGCCTACAGGGGCCTGAGAATTGACATCAGCGATCTTTTCCTCGGCAGTGGTCACTACACCCTTGGCAGCCTTGTCTAAGAAGCCCAAAAGCTCGTATAACACGGGGCTTGGGGGGTTAAAAGGCATAGGCATGGCAATCTTGCGGATGTCATCCACACCTGGTGCAGCTTCAATCTCGACCACCTGCGTCACATCGGCCTGCACAGACTGGCCTGAGACCTTGGCACCCTTGAGTTTGAGCGTGGCAGGGGCGTTATTGATGTGTGCAGAGTCTAAAAGTGCCCGTAAGGCCCCTGTAAGCGCTGCTGCCAGGCCACCAATGAGATGAGGCATACCGATGGCATAGGCACCGCGCCATGGAATGAACTTGTACTCGACCACCCAGTCGAGTTTTTCCATGGTTTCATCGCCTTCTTCCCAGTTTCTGTAAAGACCGACCACTTCACGGTCGATTTCATCCACCATCAGGATGTAAGGCGCCATCTCACCCTTGGCATAGCTGTCATCATCAAGCTCAAGGTAGGTGTAAATGTGAAAAACACGGCGCATACCGTCAATGTTTTCCTCTGCTTTACGTCCTTCGATCTTGTTGTTGGCCTTTTCTGGCCTGGTTGGCTCGGGTTCTAGGCTTACACGGGTCAAACTGATGTCACGATAAAGTCCTGAGTCAATTCGTTGGTTGAATTCAAACTCAGTAATGTCGTGAATCTCTGCAGCACGTTGCGCGGTGTAAAAATTGGTGGCTGCAAACGGGATTAAAACCTTGTCAATGGGCAAAAACTCAGCCACTGGACGCAGTTTTTTGTCATCCCAGTACAGTTTTAGGTACTGCGAGCCGCCAAGTGGCAGTTGCGTGAGCAGTTGCTCTTGCTCATCGCGGAACTCTTCAATCTGCTCGGTCAACTGCCAGTTCATCCAGTCGCGTTTACGCTCTGCACGCTTGGTTTTTTCCTCGTCAGTCTCACCCAAAATCTTGGTTTTGACCGGGCCATCAGGCGGGAACATCTCTTTGATGGCTCTACTTGCAAAATCAACGCAAGCTTCTGCAATAACCGGGTGAACGACTTTGCTGGCACCGAAGAATGTAGCGCCACCAGGGGCATCTTTGCCCATACCAGTGCGCTTGATGCCCTCTTCATACTGCTTATCACGGTCCTCGCGTGCTGTTTTGTCCTTATCCAGCAGGTTTAAGTAGCGTGATGCTAAGCCGTCCAGCGTGATGGGATCTATGACTTCTGCTAAGTTCTCGTAAAAGTCGGGATCTTCCAGTGGACCCTTGGTGCTTGGCATGTGAACTACTGCCGAGCCATCGGGAAGTTCCTCGATTTCAGCGTCTTCATCAGGCAACTCGGCTGACAGATCAGCAACGGGCACCTCGTCATCGGCCATGCCGCTAATGAAGCGGCCATAGTCCTGCTCGATGGGCATTTCAGGCATGTTTCTTCCTTAATAATTCGAGGCGCATGGTGTCTGGGTTATCAGATATGTGAACTTGTTTCACAGCGCCACCAGCGGCTTTTTTAACTGCTTCAACTGGATCGTAGCCCCACTCGTAAATTGAGTCGCCATTGGTGAATATTTCATTAGCTCGAACGCGCTTGCTTAAAATCTTATAGTCGCCTCGTAGCGCACTTTCACCATGGGATTTGGCATAAGGGCGGTCAATGGTTACCCAGTCGCCAGCATTAATAACATCCTTGGCATTTTTGGGTACGGCTCGATACACAGTCACCATTTGATGCGGTCTTCCCTTAAAGCTTTGTGCAAGCGATACAACCGCAGCATCTCGTGGCTCTCCATGTCCATAGTATTGAGATGCCCTGCTTGAATAAATATCATCAGGATAAGTCTGAGTTAAAGCATGTAATGGCGCTCCGCTGGCTCTTGTTGGAGCAGTATGAAGGCCTCTGTAATCTTCATCAGTCACTACTGGTTTTGATGAAGTAGCTTGGGTTTTTACATAAGCATCATCAGCAGCCTTTTTGATGCGTTGGTAGCGCAAAGCATTTAACTGATTTGGATTGGCTTTGTAGTCTGCATAAGCCTGGGTAGCCATTGCACCAAGATCACTAAAGTTCGTTGGCAAATTTTCTTGGGGCGCCCTATACATGGACTCCGAAATGGCAAAGTCTTTGTTTTTTCCTGTGTTTTGCACAAAGCCAAAGCGCTTGTAAAACTCTTTTAGCTTCTCCTTGTTGCCACCAAAGTCTGCTGACGGCGATAGCGTTACGGTTGCTCCAATGTCATCGGCTTGTTTAACAAGGTCGTTCATGACCTGCGTTCCGATTCCTTGATTGCGCTGCTCCTTTGGAACAACCATTTTTCCGAGATAAAGCGTTTTATCACCAGCAACTGAAATGTCTACATTGGGATATTTGGCCCGCAGTGAGTCAGTGATTGCATCGCCAACCCTTGCAGTTTTTATTGTCTTTGAAACCGTTGCTGGCAAGCCAAGCATCGGGATCATTGATAGGCCTTGGCCAATCTTTTGCAAGTCTGTTGATCCGGCACCAGACATATAGCCCTCTGCAAGCTCACCGGCACCGGATGCTATACGTCCAATAGGGCTTTCTTCAAGGTCTGTTAATGCTTGCTGAACATCTTCTTTGCCTTGACCGTAACCAGGCAATGCACTAACGCCACGCGGTGCTGTACGGCCAAGGAATTGATCCACAGAGCCACCAGCCTGCATCTTTGGCGCACTCATCAACTCAAGCAGCATCGCATCGGGATTGTCGGAAATGCGTACTTTCTGTTTGGATTCAGGCATCATCGGCCTCCGTTTGCGCGGGATGATAACCAGTAGGGCTTGCAAAGTCTATCTGGACTCATTATCATCGCGCTGTCGGTGTGGCAACTGGCGTTAGAAGGAAAGGTAAAGAACCCCACAGGTTTTTGGTTGGGGCGTTCATGATGAAGTGCGTTTTCCCTTCGGGGGAAATTCCTTTCTTTCAAAGCGCCTGAGTCTGCCTCCTGCCAGAGGTAACGCTCCAACCAAAGTCTTGTGGGGTTTTTCTTTTGGCGCCGACCGTACTGTCCGCGAGAGCAATGGGCTACCCAGCCGCTGACAAGAACAGGGTACTGGTAAGGCGTTTCGACCCGGTGCAAATCCGCAAGAATCCAGCGGCTGGCAGAACCTCCAAGCCGAGGGGTCAGGCAACTGACATGGAGGTGGCGTTTATCGCCCGAGGAATCCCTGCTCACCACCCCTGTGGGGGTAGGGGGGCAGTTTCGAGGAAAGTAAAGAAAGGACTGGATATGAGCGACACTTTTTACATGATGTGGGTTGCTGGAAAGGGGGCACCCAAAAAGCTTCATCCAACAATTGAAAGTGCCAAGCTTGCGATACAGGCGTACAAGGATGGCGGCGGTACTCGAGAGGCTTTTGTGCTTGGCGTTGTCCATCATGAGCCAGGGCGCAAGCTTCTGAAGCTTAAAAGTGCCCCAAGGTCTTGTGTGGTCGAGCCTAAACAGCATAGGGATTCTCTTTGACAATACCTGCATCCACATAATCCTCGGGATCATAGTCATCCGGTGGCAGTGGGTCGATGTTGAGCCAGCTTGCGTCTCTGAGATACCTCAGAGCTTGGCTGAACGCGTCGCAGAAATCATCGTGGTCTGTATTCGGAAAGCTACAGATCTGCGTGACCATGGCTTCAGCCCAGTCGCGGACGTAGCCAGGCCTGTTGCTGGACTCGGGCACGTACACCCTTCCAGCCTTTACGATGTTGGCCACAATCGATAAGCGCTGGACCTTGTCAGCCCTGCCAGGGTTGTAGGCCCTGACCGGAACGTGAGCGCGTTGCAAGTCCTGGATCAGCACAATGCCAGCGGCTTTGTCTTCGACTAAAACCAGGTCAACTTTCTTGGCCGTCTTGCCCTCACCAAACACGATCTCGTACTCGTCAATGACCTTGGGCTTGAGGTCGGGATACTGCAGCCTGTCTTGCCAGGCGTCGATGATCAGCACGCACATGCCACCGTCCTGGGGCTTGAAGACACCGAAGGTGATGGATGCCGTGGGATCGTTGATCGTTTTCTCGGTATACGCGCAGTCGTAGGACTGGACCACAAACTCAAGCTTGGGTATGGGTTTGTCAGCAGGCCAAAGCTTGAACCAGTCACGCTGCACAATACCGCCCTCTTCGGGGTCGATGATCTCAGCGTGGATCTCTTGGCGGCCAAGCTTGGTACCCTCATACTGCAGGATCTGACGCTTGAAGTTCTCAGACAGGTTATCAAGGTTGCTGTAGGTACTGGCGGTGGTGAGCACGACATCATCACCTTCACGGCCAATTAGATCGATGATCAAGTCCTTGGGCTTGGGTGTCGTCGTGCAGATCAGCCTGGTCTTCATGTCATGCAACTTTAGTCGCATACCAAACTGGATCTGATCCCAAGCTTCTTGGATGTACTCCCATGCTGCCAACTCATC